AGAGTGCAAGCGATACAAAACAACGAGCGCATTTGCTGACCCAAAGTGGTGGACACAGGCGTGTGAGGCGGCTGAGAAGGCTGGCAAGTATCCGGCGCTAGTATATAAGGGCGACAGGCTAGAGGAGCGTTGGCGCATTCCGATACAGTGTCTCGTTAATCTATCGAGCTACAAGCCAGCGCTAGATATTATGGAGCAGTATGACTGGTTCTATGCGTGCGAGTTATCGTTCGACGATTTCTGCATGGTCGTGAGGGAGCTACTTTGTTCGAGCTAATTTTGTTGGTATGTGTGGGTGTAAGTAACGCAGATTTGCATTGCAATGTGTTGCGTCACAGCAATACATTTCACAACGTGCAAGTGTGTCGCATGACTAAAATAATGGAAGAGGAATTATTCAGCGTAACTTTAGAACGTGACTACCCGGCTGTTCGGGTGGTTGGATATTGCAGAGAGGCAGATAATGTTTGATAGAGAACGCAAAACTCTTTTGGTGCAACAAATAAAACCACAAGAAACATATGAGTGGTTTTTGCAAAAACATTACGCGAAACGCATACCACCGATTACATATGCGTTCGGTCTTTTCGATAATAATAATTTAATAGGTGTGATTACTTACGGCTCGCCACCATCACGCTCTTTGTGTGTCGGCCTATGTGGTGAAAAACATTCGGATGTTGTTTTAGAATTGAACAGACTTTGTTTACAAAACAACGACAACAACCAAGCTAGTTTTATTATATCTCATTCTTTGAAATTGTTACCTAAACCAAAAATAGTTGTAAGTTACGCAGACACAAGTATGGGCCATGTTGGTTATGTTTACCAAGCTACAAACTTTATTTATACAGGGCTATCGGCTAAAAGAACTGAATGGCGTGAGAAAAACTCTAACAAACATAGTAAAACAATTTCACAAAAAGTATCTTTAGACGAAAGAAAAATTAATACAGAAAAATATGAGATTGTGGATAGACCACAAAAGCATCGTTACGTTTATTTTTGTGGCTCAAAAACACAAAAAAAATCTTTTATGAGAGACTTAAATTATGACATCTTACCATACCCAAAGGGTGATAATAAAAGATATGATAGTGGCGATGCTGTGAATACGCAGATGGTTATGTTTTGAATTGCCGCAAGGCAATGGGTGGCTGACCCAATCAGTCGTTTATGGCGTTATGAAAGGTAAAGTATTATGGCGTTAGGTTTAAGTACAGAGAGCACAGGTGGGGGCGATATCCTACCAATTATAAAGTTTGATGCGAAGAGCGGTGACTTTATTAAACAGGACAGAGTTAACGTAAATGGTATGTGGGAAAAGCAAGAGGAAGACTTATCGCTGCCAACAAAGATTGCGTTTGACTTTGAAAACCTACAGGTGGGGTGGCTATCATTTGCGTCCGGCGCACCTGATTTCAATATGGTAAATGTTGGCGAGGCTATGCCATCCAAACCAAGCGATGAACACAAGCAAGCGTTTAGGCTCAAGATATACAAGCCAGAGCTAGGCTTGCGTGAGTTTAGCCACAGCGCGAAGACGGTCATCAAAGCGCTCGACGTACTGCACAACCAATTCGAGGCAGAGAAGGGCCATAACGAGGGCAAGGTGCCTATCGTTAATATCTCTGGCTTGCAAACGGTAAAGGTAAACTCGCCGCAAGGTGAGTTGCGATTTAAAGCGCCTGAGTGGTCGATATCCGAATGGATAGACCGCCCAAGCGCAATGGATGGTGCTGGTTCCTCCCCGGCGCCTATTGCGGCTGCTCCAACACCAGCGCCGCAACCAACCGGCTCAGACTTGTTCTGATGTCGTTGGCGTGTCCGGGTTATTCTCCCTGTCCCGGACACGCCTAAACTACTAAGGGAGCAACAGGGAAATGTAACATGAGTAATAATATAGCAGCATATATAGAACAGGTGGCTGTACATTACTGGGGGGAGCCGAAGGAGCGACGCGGTCACGAGCTACGTTGGGGCAATCACGGCAGTAAGAGCGTAGATTTACGCAAAGGCACGTTCTTTGATTTCGAGGCTAACGAGGGTGGCGGTGTGATCCAAATGGTAAAGATGCATGAGGGCGCTACCTTACGCAGTCTACCAGACACGCTAGAGCGTAAGTTTGGCATACCCAAGCAAACGCAAGAGGCTATCACACCGGCAAAGTACATCAGCAAGATATACGAATACTACACCGCGGATGGCGAGCTTGCCTATGAGGTCGTGCGATATGAGCCGAAGACATTTCGGCAGCGCAGACCTGACGGTAAGGGCGGTTACACTTGGAAGATGGACGGCGTTGAGCCTGTACCGTACAACCTACCGTCTATCCTATCCGACACAAATAAGGTGGTGTTTGTGGTTGAGGGCGAGAAGTGCGCTGACAGGCTCACAAGCATTGGCGCCCTTGCCACAACGAGCCATGGCGGTGCCGGTAAGTGGCAACCAGAGCTAAACAAATACCTCAAGGACAGGCGCGTGGTTATCATCGAGGATAACGACGAGGCTGGAGCAAAGCACGCACAACAGGTATCGGCGCATCTCGTTGGCATAGCCAAAGAGGTAAAGCGCATCAGTCTACCGGGATTGCCTAACAAGGGCGATATAGTGGACTGGCTCAACCAAGGATATCAGCCAGAGGATTTACGTGAACTGGTTAACAAAGCGCCGGTTATATCAACGGCACCAGAGATAGAGCCAGAGCCGATTGAAGCAAAGGGCGATGTGTTTGAGCTATACAGCATCGACTATCTACGCAATATGCCACCAGTGGAGTGGACAATAGACGGCGTCATTACAAAGCATGGTCTTAGCGTGCTGTATGGTGAGCCGGGAGCCGGTAAGAGCTTCATCGCTATCGATATGGCGCTGTCCATAGCCTACGGTGTACCGTGGCAATCTAACCCTGTGCAATCAGGCGCCGTGCTATATATAGCTGGCGAGGGCGTTGGCGGTCTGGGTAAGCGCATAAAGGCGTGGCAAGCGCACCATAAGCTAACGCATGACGTACCATTTTACGTGCTACCAATTGCGGTACGGTTCAGAGAGCCGGACGAGGTAGAGCGATTAATACGCACCATCGATGGGGTTGGTCATAGCTTTAGTGCGGTGTTTGTCGATACCGTGGCTCGCGCTTTGCTTGGTGGCAACGAGAACGACGCAACTGATATGGGGCTGTTCGTGGATGCGTGTGAGGCGGTAAAGCGCCATTGCGGTTGTGCGCTTGTCGCGATCCATCATAGCGGTAAAGACGCGGCTCGCGGTATGCGTGGCTCTACTGCGCTACTGGGTGCGGTGGATACGAGCGTGCGTATATCCAAGCTAGAGGATACCGTAACGATGGCGATGGAGAAACAAAAGGATGCGGAGCCTATCGCGGATATGGCATTCGAGATGACGCAGATAGCGCTTATCGATGATGTGTCGGTGGTGATGACGCGCAAGGATGCGGAGCAGAAGAAGAAGCAAATCAGGCTCACGAGCGAGCAACATATAGCGCTTGATGCGCTGCGTAATGTGTGCGCTGAGATGGGCCAAAATAGGGTGCCGGTGGCGGTTTGGCATGAGGCGCACCGTGTGAAAACACCCGATTTTACGTCGGGTAAGCGAAGAGACGCAAGGGCTGGTTTACAGAACAAGCGTGTGATTGTGATAGAGGAGAACAAAGTGTGGGAATACAAGGAGTTAAGTGAAAATGTGTGATTGTAAAAAGGCTAAAATCACACGAGATGTGATTAATCGCATGGCGTGTGTGATGTGTGATTGTATATATAGTACAATCACATATTCACACATGGGGGTTTTTTCGCATGAGTAGAGGTAGAGTAACGAAACCAGATGGAAGGGTGTTGAGGACGCTAAAGAGCCATGCGGCTGATATAGAACAGCGTTCATATGGGGCTGTCCAAAACGCGCTTATCGAGCATGATAATGTTGCGTCTCACTATGAGCGCAAGTGGGGCATCGATAGATTGGCGTTGCTCGTTGATGCGGAACTGCGTGAGCGGTTCTGGTTGCAAGCGGATAAGCTGAACAAAGCTGTCCGGGACAACAACGCGGCTCAGGTCGAGCATGAGGTGCAAGTGTCGTGCCGTGCTTACAAGAAGCTCGATGAGGTCGCTACTGCGTCAGGTGCGGAGCCGTTGAGCCATGAGGTATGGGAAGCGCCTCTGCCGTCGGGCGGTGTGCTTGCTGTCGTAAGAACCGACCAAGAGGTATCGGCTGTTAAGAATGACGTGCCTGAGCGTAAGGTCTATTCGGTAGAGATGGTGGCGCGTGTTATCGATGGATGGGAAAGCGAAAAGGTGGCAGCGGTGCTAGATGCATTCCCCGGTGCCGTAATTAAGGAAGCGAAGAGGATAGAGCTAGATGACGAAATACCGTTCTGATTTCAAACGACCTTGGTCAGTGATGCCGATGAGGTGCTTTGTTAACCGTGAATTGAACGATAGCGATTTAAGGGTGCTAGGAGCGTTGTGTGCCTTCACTAACCAACATGGGGTATGTTGGCCTAGCAGTGAGACGTTGATGGAGCTGACGGCTCTTAAATCGCGAACAAGCATACATCGTAGTGTGCAGAAACTAAAGAAGCTAAAGTATGTGCGACAACTAAACCCAAAGGATTACCAAGAGACTGCGTCAGGTTGGAAGAGCAACAGGTATCAGGTGTTGTGGGAAGGTGGCGAGCCAGTGCCGAGTTGGGAAGAGGTACAGATAGCCAAGCCACTACAACTAATACAAGACCAAGACGATGTGCATGAAAGTACAGGGGTTATAGGGGATGAAGAAACATACAGTCACACACAGGCCAGCGAGGTCTGCCATGCTTACCTTCGAGCCGTGCAACAGGCGATGGGTCAGGTCAGGCTGTTCGATAATGAGATAGCACACGCCCGGCGCTTGGCTACAGCAGATAAGGACGCAGAGGTAGTGGCGTCAGCGACCAAGGTAGTCTGCGCCTTGGCCTTACAGAAGAGAGCCGGGGTGCCTTCTCTTGCTGACGTTGCACGGTATCTCGATGTACAGTAACGCAAACCGACGTTTGCTTTTGTACAAGGGTTGCGCTGCCTTGGCGCTACAACCCACAGTGGTAAAAATCGACCCCTTGCCCCCCCACCACGCTAGTGCGTATAGGGGGGTGTCCCACAAAATTTTGGAGAAAACGCATGAATGAAATATACGAATGCACGCAATGCCATACTGAGTTTAGCGATTACGCAGAATTATATCACCCGACGGAGCATGACGGCGGTTACTGCCCGAATTGCTACGGCGACACCATAAGACCAAAGGAGCAAGAAGAAAATGAAGGATAGGTTTGAGCTTTTGCAAGAGGCAACGCTTGCAGTGACACAGCGCGGTGAGGCGTATGGAGATGTCTACACAAATCACGAGCGGATTGCGACGCTATGGACAGTTGTGCTAGGCTCTGTAGTACGAGCCGACCAAGTCGCTCAGATGATGGTCGCGTTGAAATTAGCGCGATTAATGGAAACGCCTGACCACTGGGATAGTTGGGTCGATATCGCTGGTTACGCAGCAACAGGAGCGCAATGTGTCGAAGAAATCGCCGCCGCAGACGACTAGGCAAATGAGGGCATCGCTTGCCGGGGCTGATGAAGATAGGCGCGAGGCGGTAGTACAGGAGCTAGAGGCGATTGCTGCTGGCGAGGCTACTGACGTTATCTCGTGGGATGCGATGGGGCAAGTCCAGTTAACGCCATCATCGCAGTTATCGGATAGGGCTAGGCGTGCTATTAAGAAGGTGAAGGTAACGCCTAACCAGTATGGCAATAGTATCGAGGTAGAGATGCACGATAAGCTATCCGCATTGAGGCTATTAGCGAAGCATCGCGGATTGTTAGAGCCGAATAGCGACGAGCAGCGCCCTAGCATGATAGGGATAAACGTAACCGGGCCTAAAGTTACAACGTATGAGGTGAAGGATGGCGCAGATAAAGAAGATAAGGCATAAGGAGTTTGTGCGCTTTTTTAAGGATTACATTATTTGCGACCATTGCAATGGTGAGACACGAGGTCGCTGTTATAGTGAGACTGAGATGGTTGTATGCTCCAAGTGTAATAGCGTTTTGTTAGATGCGCGGTTGATGGAAGAGGAAGACAACACTATAACGATATTATTTACGCCTGATGATGATGGGAGCAAGTAGATATGCCTAGAGCCGCAAGAGCTACCGATAGGTCGCCGCGTCGAAGGAAGCAGCCCAGTACCGATGCGCTAACCGGGCTAAATTTGGATTTTAGCGAAAGCCCTACGGTTTGGGATTTTCTGAACGACGATAGCTTTGTGCGCGGTTTGCTTGGCCCTGTTGGGTCTGGCAAGACGTATGCGTCGCTGGCAGAGGTGATGCTACGCGCTGTAAAGCAACCGCCATCGCCTATTGATAATGTGCGCTATACGCGCTTTGCAGTCGTCAGAAACTCATACCCGGAGTTAAGAACCACCACGATAAAGACGTGGCAAGAGATATTCCCGGAGAATACGTGGGGCCAGATGCGATGGTCGCCACCGATTACGCATCATATTAAGTTGCCGCCTCGTGACGGTGCGCCCGGCGTTGATTGCGAAGTTATATTTCTGGCGCTAGACCAGCCCAAAGATACGCGGAAATTGCTCAGTCTTGAGCTTACCGGGGGTTTCATAGACGAGGCGCGTGAGTTGCCAAAGGCGGTGGTCGATGCTCTTACATCGCGTGTGGGGCGTTATCCGACTAAGAAGAATGGCGGTTGCCCTTGGCGCGGTGTCTGGATGTCGACCAACCCTATGGATAGCGACCACTGGTGGCCTAACCTAGCGGAGAAAAACCCGATACGCGGTAAGTATCCGTGGAAGTTCTACAAACAACCCGGCGGCGTTATTGAGGCTACGAAGGAGCATGAGGATGCGCTGTTTGGCGCTAATAAGTATTGGATACAAAACCCGAAAGCAGAGAATGTAAATAATCTGCCGCCCGGTTATTACGAACAGCAGCTTGCCGGTAAGACGTTAGATTGGATCCAGTGTTACGCTGGGGCGCAATATGTTTATGTTCAAGACGGCAAACCTGTCTGGCATGAGTTCAGCGATAGCCTTATGTCTGGCGATAATGAGATTGAGCCGGGTTGGGATGTGCATATTGGTTTGGACTTTGGTTTGACGCCAGCGGCTGTGTTTGGGCAGAAAA